GGCTGGTGGTTTCGAAGACTCGTTCCGTGGTAAGGGCCTTAAAGGCAAAACTTGGGCTGACGAGATGGATGAGGAAGACGAGGTGTGTGATGTCTGTGGCCGTTATGGCAAACACTCTTACAATTGCTCGCGTGGTAGTGATCTCGGTGATTACCGCAAGGGTGAAAGTAGGGTTTCCAAACCGTCAGTTCTCCGCACTTTATGTGTCATCCTTCCCTCTCTCGTTGCCTCGGGTGTCTTGTATGCCCTTTCTCTCTACTTGTTCCTGGCTGCGACTGTCATGTCGTCTTCTCTCGTTGTGCTAATTCTTATTTCTGGCAACACCCTTTTCTCGAAGGTGGATACTTTTGTCTACTTTCTGAGCGAATGGGACGTATCGCAGTTCCAGACGGCCTTCGTGTTTTACCTCTATCAGTTGCGAAAGCTGGGTTCGAGTTTGCGTGAGAACCTCACGGTTATTGTTTTGTGCCTGGTTATTCTTTTCCTGCTGGCCAATGCTTTAAACTGCGAGGGCGCCGACCCGTCAAACGGTCCACCTCAATGTGTGCCCGCCCCGACTGTCGAGGATGTGACGGAAGTTACTCCTCCCCAGGAAGGACCTATGGAAGACTCGGTTTCCCCTTCTTTGTTCGTTGGCTCAACACCATCGGAAAATCTTCTGGCTTTGGACGAGTTGACGGCTCTAGCAGGCCGTATGCAAATGGTAGATCAGTTGGAGTCTCGCTCCGTGGTTTACTCCAAGTTTCCGCCTTTCTGTGTCGTCTCCTCTCCCGTCCTGTCTCTGCCCTCCCTCAAAAAGAGAGTAGCGTTACCAGCAGTTTCTCCAATGGATTGTCACACCTGGTATCAATCGCACGAAAAGCGTATCGTTTCGGAGAGCCGCAAGGTTCTAGAACATTCCTGTATGACGTGTCTCTTGGTCGCTACGACTTCGGAGATGTCGCCAAAGCCGGATTGGTCAATCCACCCGAAAATGTGCGCATTCTGCTCCCTGCCGGTCGATCTGCCATCAAACGAGGCGGAGGAAACCCCCGAACCCGTGACGCCATCAACGTCGAAATCTTCCCGGAACTCGAAGGAGTCCAATGGCCAATCGGAGGACCGTCAAACGTCCGACAATCACTCTGGATTCACGCCGGTTACCAAACCAACCCGCAGCGGCCCTCTCAAGAGGAAGCGTACGGCGCGGTCGAACGAGTCCATGCCCGGTCCCTCCAGTGTAAACAAAATTACCTGGTGCGCAGATCAATGGAAGGCGTTTTGGGTGATGCGGGGTGTGGAATTTGGGGCCGGCAACGGACCCAAGTTCTTGAAGGAGCTGGAGACCGCCATAACGGTCCAATCGTGGAAGGAGTTCTCCGGGAAACTGGAGGACCATACCCGCAAGAGGATCGAGAGGCTGTTTTCTGTGCCCCTCCATCCGGATTTCGTGGCTCGGACGGTGGCGCTATCGCGCTTCATGTCCGTCAAGCCTTTGTCTCTCTCCTCGCCCTCCTCGACTCCGGCCGTACCTGTGCCGAAATCGCAGGAGAGCTCTACCCGTCCGACTTCTCCTCCCGCCCCCCAGCCTCTTCCTCCTTGCTTCAAGCATCGGGAAGTGAGATGTCCTTTGTGCGGATAAGAGATCTTGCGAGGATGATCACAATCGCTATGGCGAATGTGAACCGTGATGCGACGCCTGGTTTTCCTTTTTGTCAATTTGGTTCGAAAAACGCTGTTGTGTTGGATGGACATGGTCCCCTAGTAGAGCGATGTCTGGTTAGCAGGCTCGGTTTGCTCGTGGAGACTGACCCTGACCACCTTCGGACGCTGTCTGCCCAAGAGTTAGTAGAGCAGGGGTTTGTCGACCCCGTCTATTTATTTATTAAGGACGAGCCTCACATGGCTGTGAAA